TTCATTAGCCTGCTAAAACTTTTAATAATCGACTTTGATAGTTGATGCTTTCTCTTTGTTCTCTACCGGCTTCTTCAGCACCACCTGCGGCAGGTTCAGCTGCTGCAAAGGCATCTTCTTCTCCACCGGTGTTCATCATATCTGGTTCAGCTGCTGGGAACGCATCTTCTTCGCCTCCCATTTCAGCGCCTGGCTCACCGCCTAGCATTTCTGCACCTTGCTCTTCACCGGTCAGTGTGCGAACACCTGTTGCTAATGTTTCACGTGTGGTCTTTAGATTTTCTAAAGCCTGTTGAATAGCTGGTGCGACTGCTGAGATAAAGTTCTTGGCCTGCTCTGAACCCATCTCGTCACGTATCTGATCACCTAGCTGGAGGAGTGTGTCATTCTCCATACCAGAAAGTTCTTCAATCCAGCGGCCCACTCTGTCAACCATTGTCTTTGCGGTTACGATCGACTGGGCTTGTTGGATCTCACCTTCTGTTACTTTTGTCATTTCTTCTCCTTGGGATTCTGTAGTATTTTCTGATTCTAAAGTCATTTCGTCGCGGCTAGCGATTTCACTGTTAATGGCATCTAGAATCCATTGAGCCTGATGGAAAGCATCATTCTCTAGATTTTCGTTAAATCCGGACTCGGATCTAATTTGGCTGAGCTGTGTTCTTAGCTTGTTTCTTGCATCTTCTAATTTAATTAGATCGAAGTCAGAAAAATTAATTTTCCTACCGAAAGTTTTTTCGATAGATTCGTTGATCCTTGCTGACGATCTGTTAAATTTAAATAAATCAGTAGTTTTCATAATGATGAGTCCAGATTAATGTTGTATTTATTCAGATATTACACAAAGGGTTTCTGCTCTTTTCTTGGCTGCTAGCATCTTATCCCTGCTCTCACAGTACCTAGCCCATAAGACATCTGCTTTGTCGTAATTCTTGTTTTTCATAGATTTTTCGTATTGATTTCTTAGCAATTGGCTTTCGGCAAACCACTTGCCGTATTCTTGATCAGCTCTGTATATGGTCTCAGCTTTAATAGTAGATTGTTGTTTAGCTAATAAATTGGCTATCCTAACAGTAGTAATATTTAAGTGAAGATTTTTGTAGAGTAATTTTCCTTTATGATAAAGACTTTTACTGAATCCTTGACTTACAATCAATATTGTTCCTACCAGGATACCCTCTTCTGTTTTAACAGGAAGTATATCTCTATTGTTTTTAATCAGGGATTCTAGCTTGTTGCTAAGTCTAGTCATAAAAAAAGGACCTATGGTCCTTTATTTAACTGCCTGTTCTTATCAGGCAAATATTTTAATAATAGTTTCTAAATGTCCGGATACGAATCCTAATACCGCCAACCCTCCTAGTATCAGATACATCCATTTTTGTTTAAACTGCTGTAGTTCTGTAATTTTAGCATCTAATTCTGAGTGTGTGTTTTTTATCGATGATGCTAATTCGGCATGTTGTGTGCATGATGCATCATACATCTGATCAAGACGCTTATGTATACCGGTGCCTAAATGGTTGACTTCTACTTTTATTTCGTCAATCTTTTCGTCTAGATTAGTTACCTGTACTTCGACTACACTTACTCTTTCAGCCATTGATGGCATATTCTGATCTCCTGAATTAAGTCAAGTTCCTGGAAGGATATGTGCCTAATTTTGCCTATTGAATATGCCTGTATTCTTTATTTATTCTCAGATCAGATAAATCCAGGTGTTGACTTTATTGCTTTTAGTAGAAAATATTGGAGGATCTAAGTCCACAGAATTATCTAAGTTTGGTATGATAGGAACACCGTTTAAGTCGTCTACGAGCAAGCCAACTGGGTCATCCCCTTTGAGAAAAACGTCTTCTCTTTCAACTTCTATATTCCATACCCAATGAGTGGCTTTGCCTTCTAAGTTGTTAGGTAATCTTCCGGATAGCATCTCCGGGTCTCGGTCCCATTCTATATTTGATCTAATACCTATGGCCTGCACTAGACTATTAAAATTAGACTGCTGCCCAATTTTTTTAGATTCTTTGCAGGTCCTGTCCGGATCAGAACGTGTGATATCTACTAGAGTAATGATTTTATATCTGGCCATAATATGCTACTATTTATGGCCAATAAAAAAGGGCGGAAAAAATCCGCCCTCGCTTCCCATCCCAAAAGGAAGATTAGCTGAAGCTTAGACCAGTGTGGCTAGCTGTTGCTACTGTTGCAGTTGCTCCGGTGATAGCAGCGTCGATAGCTGTTTCTAGTTTGCCGAAACCTGCTGTAGTGTTGTCGCTGTCATAACGGTTCAAGCTATGTCCGGTCATTAACATAACGCCAACTGAAGGGTTTGCGTTAGTGAAAGCACCAACATAATAGATTTCGCCGCCTGTTGCCTGTACAACAGAAATTAACTGCTGTAGGTTAGAACCAGCTGCTGTTGGTGTTGTGCTCATATTAACACCAGCGATGCTGAATTGAACTGGCTGTAGTACTGGTGTACCTAAGTCTGTTAACGGAGCTGCTGCTGCGAAAGCTGACTTGTCACTTGATACTTGTAGTTTACGGGCATTTGCACCAAGTGTAGTGCTGCCAACGGATGTTGCGTATAAATTTGCCATGATGTTTTCTCCTCTTAATCATAGTCTCGCTCAGAGACTGGCATAGTATTTATTAAGTTTGGAAAAAAATATGGTTTTAGACTGTTAATCTGCTCGAAATGGTGTCCAGCGATCTCTTGGTACTAGTTTTACTGAATCATCTCCGCTGACATAGCCCTCACCGCCTGGTTTTCCATCTGTGGTAGCTGTGATATCGCCCTCAGCAGCATCTAACTCTCTGATCACTTCGTTTTTCGCTGCCATGATCTCTCTGACTAAGTCAAACAGGGTGTCTAGTACTCCAGGATTCGCATCGCTGTGTGTTTTTATCTTTACAGCTTTAGCTGGTGTTTTTTGCAAAAAGTTAAAAAACGATTCCGAATTGATATTTTCTAATTGCTTTGCTTTGCTCTGTGCATTTACAAAACTATAAATTTCATTTTGTAAATAACCCATTCCTGCAACTGGAGTTAGGAATTTGTTTATGGTGTTTTGATTTTTAGCCAGAGCTTCGATCTTGCCTAAATTGTCTGCACTAACCTCTGGTCTGTAACTTACATATGTTTGACCAAAGACTACTAATTCTGGGTTGGTGGAAAAAGCTTCTGGATTTTCAAAAGGCTCTCCGCTCTTATCACCGAAGTATCCGTATTGCTGATGTGCTGCTACAGCGATCTTAGCTTTGGACAGCTTTCTTCCTACTTCGCTAGTTCCTTTTACAGCATAGGTTGTTTGATTCGGAGTAAAGCTGATACGACCGTCGGCGCCTTGATAAGGTTTGCCTGGATGAAACAGAATATCTCCGTAGACATATCCCCTGAAGTCGTTTGGTGTGGCTGCTTCGAACACTGACCACATAGCGGCCATATCGCCTGCAAATTTGGCTCGCCATTCTTCGCCCTTACCACGACTCATGATAAACTGTTTGAGTTCTTCTGGGCTAGAGCTTTTACCTTCTTCACGTCCCCAGTTGTTTTTGCCAACCATACGGAAGGTACCGTCTTCTTCACGTCCCCAGTAGACTGTAGGGTTGCCGTCCCACTTGATAGCGATTTTTTTAGATGGATTGGCTAGATCCTTAAGGACTTTGATCGCACGTTGAGCACCGTTGGTTTCTGTGAATACTAGATCTTCTAGGTGGTTAAACTCTCTGCCTACTTTCTTAGGGGCAGGGGCGTCAGCTTCGGTTAAAAATTCAAATGCTCTCATTTACAGATTTCTATTAATTTACGCATCCAGCCTATTGTGCCAGGTTGATAACTTTCTACGGCTTCGTTTTTAGGAAGTTCTATTCCGGAACGTCCCAGTGTTTCTCTGGCTGCGGAAATAAGTTCTTCGTAATTTGGCAGCTTTCTAATGTAGGTGATGATATTTTCTACACTGCGAATATCTTTAGACGTAGCAGTCTGTCCTAGCAGTTGTTTAGCGATAGTGTTCCAGTCATCTCCGCCGGGAACAGTTTCATCTGTTTCAGCATTCATAAGACCAAACTTAGGTGAATACTTCATTCCTCTAGCACGAGCGATTGAACTTAGTAATATATGACGATGTTCACCGCGGAATGGGCTGTCTGGCCCGCTACCTAACATACTGCCCTGTTGAAACTTAGGGTTAGCAGAAAACATAAAATCTGTCTGTGCAAATCCGTTGGCAGGGTCTCCATTGATTGGGGTTTTTAGGTGTACATTATCGCCGCTTAATTTTACAGAATCTTTGCCAAAAATAGATCTAAGTTTTTCTGCGAATTCTGTTTTATTGATTTCGTTAGCATCAACTGACAGATCAAGATCTCCGCTGTCTGCTTTACGTCCAGTGGTACCTAACCATTTGATAGGCACCCCTTCTTCATCTTTGTCTGTGCTGAAATCTACACTGGTCTCTTTTTCTAAAAAAGCGATGGTCGTAGGTATTTCTGATCTAGTAATCCTACGAGTTAAAGGCTGTTTATCTGGGCCTTTGAATACATTCCCACCCTCAAATAATTCAGTCATTGCTCTCTTCCAATTTTTTCTGATTTTTTCTGGACTCTGCTATTCTTCGTATGCCTCTTACAAATTTAGCCGGGTCTTGTCCTTTTATAGCATTGATCAATCTGCGCTCTAACTCGTCAGCTGCATCTTCGCTATAATTTTTTTGGATCGATTCTAACAGATTAATAGCTGAATTGATGACATTGATCGCTCTACTTTCGATAAGAGCGTCTTTGTTTCGAACTTCTGCTATAGAATTAAGTTCTTGTAAAATTGATCTGGTTCGTAACTTCATCTTTAATCCGATTGATAGTATATTTAACTCAAATTTAATTTATATTAAAGTAAAATAGCAGGACTGTCAAATGAAAAAATGTGCGACCGCACATTGATTGATATAAATACTCAGTAGAAACACTGATTCTACACACACTTACAGAGGATAAAAATGAAATATCTATCAGAACAGATGTTTAGGATGTTGGAGCGATTAGCCGAAATGTTTCCTAAACAGCATTATCAAAGCGAGCTAGACCGCTACATCACTAGCAGGTACCCACAGAACGCCTCAGATGTAGAACATTTTACCAAAGAGTTCGAATACAGAACACAACAGGGGAAATTTTTATGAAATCATTCATCAACTACATCTGGTCCGTAATGGACTCGTTTGGCAGAGCTAGGGCCGCCACTTACTTTGCTCGTTTGGGCGATTACGAAGCCGCAAAACGTGTAATGGCGGAATGATCCGTGTTTACTCTTGACTTTTTCCCGTCAGGGATATATAATAATACATACACAAACACACAAGGAGGAGTTATGTTTTCACCAGTTTTTTACATTGAATCATTTCAAAACACAAAAAAGATCGTTACCGATCAGATTTACAAAGATCCTGCCCTAAACAAAGCGGCACACGCATATATCGATGCACAAACACAATTTGCCAAGATGGCTGTGAATAACACCATCGAAATGGCTAAGTATTCTGTGGAATCCGTTAGTAAGCATTGGTTTCCAAAGAAGGAAGGTACCGCCTAAGGTACAAGACATACACACATACAAAGGAGAATAATATGTCAGACTTTACACCAAAACTACCAGAAGTAAAATTTAACAAAAACGGCTACGAAATCCGCACAGACATCTTGGACATGGCCAAGGGCATGTTAAGCGACGAGTTCCACTCAAAGTTCCAAGGATGGGAAATGACTGCCAAACGTGACGAGAAGACTGGTCAGATCGTTACTACAGTTGATATGCCAGAGTTTCCAGGTTTAGATAAAGTACTAGAGACCGCCGAAAAAATGTACGCATTTGTTAACAACGGCGTGAAGAAATAATATAGGCTCGTAGAGCATTATAATATAGTGGAAACAAGAAACCCCCGAAAGGGGGTTTTCTTTTATCTAACTTTAGCTAATTTAAAGAATCTTAGTATTGAGATATACATCCAACCTATGTCAAACTCCCAACTCTTTTGTTTAAAGTTAGCAGATGCACC